TTTTTAAGCCTATACAGGATGGTATGGACAACCCAAAGACTGAATTGGCGTTCAGGGTTCCTGCCAGTAAGATCACTCGAAAGAATATGGATGAGGAAAAGGACGACGAGATAGAAGGACTTGATACAACCATTGACTGGAAGAACACGGACGACAACAGCTATGACGGTGAAAAACTTTTACTTCTTGTACATGACGAGAGTGGTAAGTGGCTTAAGCCTAACAACATACAAACCAACTGGCGTGTAACTAAGACATGCCTAAGGCTGGGTAGTAAGATTATAGGTAAGTGTATGATGGGATCCACATCCAACGCACTCTCAAAGGGTGGGGAGCAGTTCAAGAGGTTGTATATGGACAGCGATCCATCAGTAAGGTCAGCAAACGGACAGACAAGGAGTGGATTGTATTCACTATTTATACCGATGGAGTGGAACTACGAGGGTTACATTGATCAGTATGGATGGCCTGTATTTAACGATCCTTCTAAACCAGTTTTAGGGGTAGATGGTGAGATGATAGATGACGGTGTCATAACATACTGGAATAATGAGGTTGAGGCACTTAAGTCTGATCCAGACGCATTAAATGAGTACTACAGACAGTTTCCTAGAACTGAATCACACGCATTCAGGGATGAGTCTAGGCAATCAATATTTAACCTCACAAAGATATATCAGCAGCTAGATTACAATGACTCATTGATAAAGGACAGGGTTTTGACCAGGGGGTACTTTCACTGGAAAAATGGTGAGAAGGATACAACGGTTATATGGACTCCAGATAAAAAGGGCAGGTTTGTTGTGTCATGGGTTCCAAGTTTTGAGCACAGAAATAATGTTATAAATAGAGGGGGTGTCAAGTATCCTGGTAATGAACACATGGGATCATTTGGGTGTGATCCATATGACATATCTGGTGTTGTTGGAGGTAGTGGATCTAATGGTGCACTGCACGGTTTGACAAAGTTTCATATGGAGGATGCTCCGTCTAATGAGTTCTTTCTTGAATACATAGCAAGGCCAAAGACGGCAGAGATATTTTTCGAGGATGTACTAATGGCATGTGTATTTTATGGTATGCCTATACTTGCAGAGAATAACAAGGCTAGACTACTTTACCATTTCAAGAACAGGGGGTACAGAGGTTTTTCTATGAACAGGCCTGATAAGAATAAAAAGAGGCTTTCTAAGACAGAGTTAGAGCTTGGTGGTATACCTAACACCAGTGAGGATGTTAAACAGGCTCACGCATCAGCTATTGAGTCCTATATAGAGCAGTATGTTGGATTCGATTCTGAGGGTACGTATAGGGATGCTGGTAATATAGGTAGCATGTACCTTACTAGAACCCTTGAGGATTGGGCCAAGTTTGAGATAAATAATAGGACTAAATACGATGCCTCGATAAGCTCAGGACTTGCAATAATGGCAAACAAGAAGTATATTTCTAATGTACAGAAACAAGAATCAAAAATAAGTATTAAATTTGTAAGATATGACAATCGTGGTAGTAGAAGCGAAATAATAAAGTAATGGATAAACCTTCAATAATAATTAATCAATTACCCTTCCCGAACCAGATGGCCTCTGATGAAGAAAAATCTTCAGAGAAGTATGGACTTAGTGTGGCTAAAGCTATAGAGGGTGAGTGGTTCAAGAGAAAGGGAAGTTCTTGTAGGTTTTATGACCAATGGGGAGAGTACCACAGATTAAGGCTTTATGCTAGGGGTGAGCAGCCTGTTCAGAAGTATAAGGATGAGTTATCTATAAATGGTGACATGTCTATGTTGAATCTAGACTGGAGTCCTATTCCTATCATACCTAAGTTTGTGGATATTGTTGTAAACGGAATGAATGACAGGCTTTACAAGGTTAAGGCTGAGGCGCAGGACGTGATGTCTGCAGAAAAAAAGAATCAGTTTCAGGAGTCTATAGAGAAGGATATGGTTTCCAAGGATTTCTTGGAGATGACAAAGCAGGAGTTTGGTATTAATGCGTTTAACATGGATCCAAATGAGCTTCCAGCTGATGATCAGGAGCTTTCTTTATACATGCAGATAAACTACAAGCCTGGGATAGAAATAGCTGAGGAGGTTGCCATAGATACCATACTAAAAATGAACAAGTTTGACGAGGTTAAAAAGAACTTCGACTACGACGTAACCACAATAGGTGTTGGTGTCATGAAGCATGAGTTTCTCGTTAACGACGGTGTTAATGTGGACTACGTAGATCCAGCTAACTGGATACATAGCTACACAGAGAAGGAGGACTTCTCCGACTGCTACTACTTCGGTGAGGTTAAACAGGTTCATTACACAGAGCTTTTAAAAATAAATCCAGATCTTACTGATGAACAGCTTACAGAGATAAAGAACTCTAGCTCTGCATGGAATAATTACTTTCCAATCATAAGAAACTATCAGGACGACGCATTCTTAAATGAGGTTGTCACACTTATGTACTTCAACTACAAGACGAGTAAAAGATTTGTCTGGAAAAAGAAAATATTAGAAAATGGTGGGGAGCGAGTTATAAGAAAGGGAGACACATTTAATCCTCCAACAGGAGATGGTGTTCCTTTTGAAATAATCGAGGCACCAAGAGAGGTATGGTATGACGGAATACTTGTTGGTGGATCTAACATACTACTAAAGTGGGAGATGGCTAGAAACATGGTAAGACCAAAGTCAGCATCTCAGAGTGCCATGCCAAACTACGTGGCTCACGCACCAAGATTATACAAGGGTAATATAGAGTCATTGGTTAGAAGAATGATTCCATTTGCTGATCAGATTCAACTGACACACCTAAAGTTACAACAAGTAATGTCAAGGGTTGTACCTGACGGTGTATTTATAGATGCAGACGGTATTAATGAGGTAGACCTAGGGACAGGTGCCGCATATAATCCTGAGGATGCACTTAAGCTATACTTCCAGACTGGTAGTGTTATAGGTAGGAGCTTTACTCAGGAAGGAGAGTTTAATAATGCAAGGGTTCCAATACAGGAGCTTAACTCAAACAGTGGACAGTCTAAGATGGCTGCACTTATTGGAAACTATAACCACTACCTGAATATGATCAGGGATGTGACGGGTATAAACTCTGCAAGGGATGGATCAAGTCCAAACCCTGATGCACTTGTGGGCGTGCAGAAGCTGGCGGCATTGAGCTCCAACACTGCCACAAGACACATACTAAACGCAGGATTATACGCAACAAGAAGACTTGCCGAGTGTATATCATTAAGGGTTGGAGACATACTTGAATATGCAGACTTTAGGGAAGAGTTCGCTATGCAGATAGGAAAGTATAACGTAGCTATACTTGATGAGATTAAAGACCTGTACCTTTATGACTTTGGTATATTTATAGAGGTAGCTCCAGATGAGGAAGAGAAGCAGATGCTTGAGGCTAATATAAATGTAGCACTTCAACAGAAGACGATAGATCTTGAGGACGCTATAGATATTAGAGGCATGAATAACATTAAGCTGGCAAATGAGATGCTTAAAGTTAAAAGACGTAGACGAATGGAGCAGCAGCAGAAGCAACTTCAGCAGCAGCAGCAGATGAAGCTACAGTCAGACCTACAGACTCAGCAGTCAGCAGCACAACAAAAGGCACAGCTAATACAGCTTGAGGCTCAGGCAAAGACACAGGTTAAAGAGGCTGAGGCTCAGTTTGAGATTCAGAAGATGAATGCCGAGGTTGAGGCAAAGAGGTATTTAATGGACCTAGAGTTTCAGTACAACATGCAGATTAAGGGTATAGAGTCTGAGTCGTTGATGAAGAGAGAGGACAGTAGAGAAAAAGGCAAGTCTGAAAGAATTAGCCAGCAAAACAGTGAGCAGTCTAAGCTTATAAACCAAAGAAAGAACAACCTACCTCCACAAAATTTTGAGAGTACCGAGGATACGTTGGATGGTTTTGGGTTAGAATCATTTGGCCCTAAGTAGGATACAAAAATATTACTTAACTTTGTGGATAAATAAAATATAATAAAATGGCAGAAGAATTTAAAGTAAGAGCTGTTGACTTTGAAGAGAAGTCAACTCAGGAGATCGAGAAGGATCTTTTAGAAAAGGCAGAGAATGAAAACAACGAAGCTAACGGTGCAGGAATGGAAGGAAGCCTTGAGGGTTCCACCGCCTCACAAGAGCAAAAAAATATACAGCCGCAAGGCGAAGCACAAGAGTCGTCCTTAAATGACGATGACGTTCTTTCATATATTGGTAAGAGGTACGACAGGGAGATAAATTCCTTGGATGAGTTGATCGAACAGCGTAACGCTAACGAAGAACTACCTGAGGATGTGTCAGCATTCCTGAAGTACAAGAAAGAGACAGGTCGTGATATGAATGACTTCATCAAGATTAACAAAAACTATGATGAGGTTAACGATGACCAGCTACTACTTGAATACTACCTAGAGCAGAACAAGGGATTAGATCCTGAGGATGTGAGCTTTGAGATAGAGGACAAGTTCTCCTATGATGAAGATCTTGATGAAGAGAGAGAGATCAAGTCCAAGAAGGTGGCGAAAAAGAAAGAGCTTGTTAAAGCTAGAGAGCATTTTAATTCTCTAAAAGAACAGTACAAGGTTCCACTTGAGTCAAGGGATTCCTTTGTTCCAGAGGAGGAAAGAGAGAGCTTCAATAGCTACAAGAAAACAAAAGAGCAGCGATTGCAAAACGAGCAGGAGCTTGCTGAGAGGGCTAAAAAATTTACAAGTAATACAAGTAAATTATTCTCTGAGAACTTCGAAGGTTTCGGGTTCAACATATCAGAAGATAACAAGGTTGTATACAAGCCAGCTGATAGCAAGACCTTACTCAACGAACAGTCTGACCTTAATAACTTTGTTAATAAGTTTACAGGTGAGGACGGATCGATTGAGGATTATGAGGGATTCCATCGTTCTATAGCCGTGGCTTCAAACCCTGAGAAGTTTGCCAAGTACTTTTACGATAAAGGTATGGCAGATGCGGTAGGCGATGTGGCTAAAGAGTCTAAAAACATTGACATGACTCGTCAGTCCACAAAGGTTACCCCTAAGGAGGGTGTGCAGGTCAGGTCTATAGACGCAAGTCGAGGCAATAGATTAATTATTAAAAACACAAAAACTAAAAACTAAAAAAAAATGGCTGGATCATTACAAACCACACCAGGTGTAGCAATTACACCTAGTTCGGTAAAGGCAACATTGCCTACAAATTACATCACCAATTTCGACTTCTTGACACAGTATCTTCCAGATACTTACGAAGCTGAATTTGAGCGATATGGAAACAGATCAATCTCATCATTCTTGAGAATGGTCGGTGCAGAACTTCCTACAAACTCTGACTTAATCAAATGGGCAGAGCAAGGACGTTTACATACAAAATACCAAGCGATGGTAGCAAGTGCATACGCTGCTGGTGCTGAAACATTCACTATGGCAGGTGCTCCTGCAACAGGAATGGTATTTAGAGTTAATCAAACAGTATTTTTATCATCCGATCAAGCTGCAGCTGAGTCTGCTAAGGGTGTTATTACAGCTGTTACTGCTAACTCTTTCACTGTAGCATACTATGAAGATAATGCTGCAAGTCCTTTTACAGGTGCAACAACTACTGTTACTGCATTTGTTTATGGATCTGAATTTAAGAAAGGATCCGCAGGAATGCAAGGTTCGTTAGAGGCTGAGGATTCAATCTTCTCTTGCAAGCCAATCATCATCAAGGACAACTACGAGGTGTCTGGATCTGATATGGCACAAGTTGGATGGGTTGAGGTTACAACTGAAAACGGTGCTACAGGATACTTATGGTACTTGAAGTCAGAGCATGAGACTCGTCTACGATTTGACGATTACTTAGAGATGGCTATGGTTGAAGGTGTTCCTGCAGAAGGTACATCTGCTGCTGAAGCTTTCTTATCCACAAATGTAGGTGGTGCTGGAGTAGATGCTGGAAACGCAGGTACTGAGGGTATGTTTGACACTATCGAGAATAGAGGTAACGTATGGTCAGGTGGTAACCCAGCTGCATTGGCAGACTTTGATACAATCGTACAACGTCTTGACAAGCAGGGTGCTATCGCTGAGAACGTATTGTTCTTAAACCGTCAGTTCTCTTTCGATATTGACGACATGTTAGCAGCTCAAAACTCTTACGGAGCAGGTGGTACATCTTACGGATTGTTTGACAATTCTGAGGAGATGGCACTTAACCTTGGATTCTCTGGATTCAAGAGAGGTTATGAGTTTTACAAGACTGACTGGAAATACTTAAACGATGCTACGCTTCGTGGAGGTTTGACAGGTGGTGCTGTAAACGGTGTTCTTGTACCAGCTGGTACTACATCAGTGTACGATCAAGTTCTTGGTAAGAACGCTAAACGTCCATTCTTACATGTACGTTACAGAGCTTCTGAGGCTGAGGATCGTCGATACAAAACTTGGATGACAGGTTCTGCAGGTGGAGCTATGAGTAGCGACATCGATAAGATGCAGGTTAACTTCTTGTCAGAAAGAGCACTTTGTGTTATGGGAGCTAATAACTTCGTATTGTTCAAAGGATAATACAAGACTATTTATATACCAGGGGTTTCGGCCCCTGGTTTTTATTGTAAAAATTAAATTAAAATAAAATGAAAAAGAAAAAATCAATACTCGAACCTAAGGATAGAGTATATCTATTAAAAGGAAACAAAGAACCTCTTGCGTACTTCATATCGTCAAGAGATACACCAAGAAACAGACTGCTTTACTACGACGAGGAGAACAACATGAATAGACCTCTTCGATACGCACGTAACGCAAACTCACCATTTCAGGATGAGCAGGATAGCAATGTTATTTTAGAGCCAATAGTCTTTGAGGATGGAATATTAAGAGTTCCAAAGACAAACCCAGTACTTCAGGAGTTCTTACACTACCACCCTAATAACGGTGCAGAGTTTTATGAGTTTGACGAAGAGAAAGATGCTCAACAGGATGTTGATTTCATGTATAATGAGCTTGATGCTCAAGTTGCAGCTAGGGATTTAGACTGGACTACGATGGAAGCCGTTGCGAATGTCCTTCTAGGAGGAAGAGTTTCATCTATGACTGTAGCTGAGGTTAAGAGAGATATGATGCTTTACTCTAAGAGATATCCTCAGGACTTCATGGAGGCGGTTAACGATCCATCTCTACGTGTGAATAACATAGCGGCCAGAGCTTTATCTGACGGCTACCTGTCATTCAGAAACAACAAGAAGGAGATATTTTATAATCTTAAGGAGAACAAGAAGAAGTTGATGACGATACCATTCGGAGAGGATCCGTTGTATACATTATCATCCTACCTTCAGTCTAATGATGGACTGGAGCTGTTCAAGTTCCTAGATGAAAAGATATCTGAGAATTAACAGTAAAGAATAATTACACCAAAGGCACTTTTTAATCGAAGTGCCTTTTTTTATTTATCTTTGTTAAAACTAGATAGATGATCAATCAAGTAAGAAATACTGTACTGTCTATAATCAGCAAGGAGAACAGGGGATATATAACCCCGTTTGAGTTCAACCTGTTTGCGAAGCAGGCACAGCTTGAGATATTCGAGCAGTACATATACTCATACAGCACATCAATAGTCAAGCAGAACGCAAGGCTACATGGAGAGGGATATTCAGACATTCCTAAAAAGATAGCGGACGTGATAGATACGTTCTATAAACTATCATCACTCACACACACAGGATCTGAGTTCACACCACCCACAGACTACTATTTTGTGGATAAGCTTATATATAACACGTCTGTTGAGGTTGAGAAGGTAAGTCAGAATAAGGTTTTAAAACTTACGTCCTCAAACCTTACGGCACCTACGGTAGCATACCCAGTATACACCATGAACGAAACAGGATTTTCAGTATACCCAAACACGATAACTTCAAACGTATCCATGGGATATGTGAGGTATCCAGTGGATCCAAAATGGACATATGTTCAACTAAGTGCTGGCACTGATCCTATGTTTGATGGATCTGCATCTGACTACCAAGACTTTGAGCTTCCTAAGAGTGACTTTGCAAACCTTGTTATAAAGATACTACAGTACTCAGGAATATCTATCAGAGAGGCTGACATTGTTCAGGCAGCTAAATCTGAAGAACTTCAGGATGCACAACAAAAACAATAAAGATGGCATACATAACTAACTACCAATACTATACAAACGGGGGTGTGATACCTACAGACCTAAATCATGGAGAGTACCAGTATGTTTCTCTTTCTGATATCATAAACAACTTCATGCTCATGTATGTGGGTAATGATAAGCTTGTAAATAATGTGGACAGGTACGCTATAATATTTCATGCAAAGAGAGCCATACAGGAGCTAAACTATGACGCACTAAGAAATATAAAGGTTATAGAGCAGGAGATGGGGGATCAGCTTAAGATGGTTATGCCTCCTGATTATGTAAACTATGTACGTATATCTTTGCTTAGTGGAAACGTATTGTTTCCATTGACCGAAAACAGACAGCCAATATCTGCAACTGGATATCTACAGGACAATAACCTGGACATACTTTTTGATTCTGATGGTGAGATTGTAACTGGAGATTCAAAGGTGGACATACTAAGACAGCAGAAGAGTCTTTATGTTGGTGGTGGGGTATATAACGGATGTGATGGATATAACTACAACGGTGACTGGTATTTTGGTTACAGGATGGGTGGACGTTATGGTATGGACACAGAGAATGCAAACAACAATCCAAGGTTTTCAATAAACAAGACCGCTGGTGTGATTGATTTTTCTTCAGGTATAGAGAACAAACATATCGTACTTGAGTACGTTTCTGACGGAATGGAGAACGGAGACGACAGTAAGATCACTATAAATAAGATGGCTGAGGAATATCTTTACGCATACCTAAAGTGGGCCTTATTAAACAATAAGACAGGTATACAGGAGTATGTTATCATGAGGGCACGTAAGGAGAAGACAGCCGCCCTAAGAAATACAAAGATTAGACTAAGTAATCTACACCCGTCTAGGCTTCTAATGAGCCTTAGAGGTAGAGATAAATGGATTAAGTAAGTATGGAATTAAAGAAGACATTCCTGGGAGGGAAGATGAACAAGGATCTTGATCAAAGGCTTCTGTCTGGAGGTCAGTATTCTGATGCACTCAACATAAGTATAGACACGTCTGAGGGATCTAATATAGGATCTATATCAAACTCTCTGGGTAATATTAAGATAGGAGACGTACAGGCATTATTGTCAGGGTATGTTCCAGCTATAAACACACTTAACTCTAGGGTTATAGGTGCAATAGCATACGAGCCACTTAACCTCATATACTGGTTTATATCATCAGATAACTATGACTCCATATTTGAGTATAATGAGATTGATAATACTACCACACAGGTATTGCTTTCTACCAAAACTGGAGGTAACCCTAGTCAGTTAAACTTTAGTCAGGAATATCTAATCACTGGTGTTAACTATATACCAGGACATAAGGATGACGGTGCTCTATTATTTTGGACAGACAACCTTAATCCTCCTAGAAAGATAAACATATCAAGATCAAAACAGTACGGTATTAATGACACTAGGATAGATATAGATATAGATGTAATACTAAGACCTCCTTTAAAATCACCAGTAATATACCCTATAGAGTCAGATGTTATAGAGTCTAATAATTTAGAGGAAAGATTTCTTTATTTTTCATACAGATATAAATACGTAGATAATGAGTATAGTTCTATGTCTCCATTCTCTGCTGTATTATTTAAGCCAGACGATTATTATATAGACTTCTTAGCTGGTAGTAATAACGCAATGATAAACAAGTACAATGAATGCAAAATTGTATTTGAGACTGGCAATCAATTTGTTAAAGAGATTCAGTTACTTGCATACGACACAAG